ACGTTGGTTTTCAATGTCTCTTGCGCTTTTACCTCTTTGATTTCTTTTTCTGACTCAGCTTTAAAATTTAAAAGTTAAACAATATAATTTAGCCATACTTATCTCTTTTTCCTTCGATTTGCCAATTCTTTACCACTGATTTTATTCACCTTCTGACCACCATATACTGCATGAAGTTTATCACGCTGCATCATTAATAGATTCCGATATGGAATAACCTCAAACACTTCTGTAAATGACAGATGAAGCGTATCTATCAGATGGGCTATCTGTCCGAAGAACGTTGTGTTTCCTACTGTTTCGGTCTTGCTGCCAGCATCGACACGTTCTTCATCGAGCTGACACACTGAAAAGCCGAAATATCCATCATAGAGAAACAGGCTTCCAATGCCTCTTTGATTTCTTCAAAGGTTCCGTTCTCCAAAGTCTTTACCAAGTCCCCACTACCACAAATGAAACAAGAAATACCTTTCAGCATATCTTCGGTAGCTTCGGGAAGTTCATTAATAGCCTCAAGTATATTATCTCCCGTCATACCAATATTAGAAAAGTGACGTATAGCACGGCAAATAATCTTGATAGTAGGTGGTTTAATAGTATAAACAATACCTCCTATCTCTACATTCTTGAAATCCATGCCTAACAAGGCATCAGATACGATTTTAGCTGCTTGATTCATAAGAAAAAATTAAAGGGTGAGACGAATACCTCCACCTCACCCTTGCCACTCTGTCTTTTTACTTAAAATTTACGCTACCGGGATCAAAGCACCAACTGCTGATTCTTCATAATTATATTCAGAAGAAACGCCTGTAACCTTTGAAGTCTGCACCAATCCTTTGACAGCGATAGCAATCGCCTTGTCCGTATTAGCTTCACGGGCAACAATCTGTGCATTCGGGAAGATAAACCAAACATCATCGTCTGTTAGGCAGAAAAGAACCTTGTTAATAACAACTTTGCCAGTTGGACGTTTCCATCCTACCACCTCATCTTTATCTGCACCACTTCCGCCTTTTTTGACCGCTTCGCCACCCATCATATCGGCTTTCGTTTTCCAATCGTACTGTCCAATCGAAAAAGAAGGCGTAATGTCACCAGGAGTAGTATCATAGCGATAATTCTGACCGTTCAACTGATTCTTGTGACCAGTAACGGAGGCTTCCGATTCTTCAATCTGCCACGTTTCCCCATGCACATTCAAAACTTCATTCTTAGCGGTAATAGCCGCCTGAATCAAAGTCTTTGCAATTTCGGGAGTAATGTCTGCCGTAACTACACTTGTGTCGGCATACAAGATTTTTTTAATTCCTACTGCTGAAATCATAATCTTATTATTTTACATTCAATACTTCAAATAAAATTCTCACATTCACATAATGACACTTCAAAGCAGTGTCCGCTTCTGTACCAGTAGAATCAATGGAGTAACGATAGGTCGTGCCGTCATAGGCGCTTACCACATCATCAAATCGTTTGTTTGCTTCTCTTTCGAGTTCATTCAAACGGATGGTGTTCGCTTCATTCTCGCTTGAATCGGGCACGCAAAGATTCACTTCCGCGAAAGACTTTCTCCAATAAGTCCCCGGCTGTTGTTTCTTTGCATGGATAACGATTCTTTCAGACTTCAATTCACCCGTCAATGTTTCACCATCGGGCACTATGTCTATTCCGAAAGCCTTGCAATCTCGATAAAGGATGTTGCCTATGTCGGTAGTTACTATCATTTCACTATCTCCCAGTCTTCGGCAAAAACATCACTGATAGACGGCACCCACGAATCGGCACGACCGGTATTCTCGTTGTAGATAAGACACTGGCTTGTATAGTCAATAAATCCCTTACCTTTCAGAATAAGGTCTTTTGCCGATTGGGGAAGCGATTGCATCTTAGGGATGATGTCGCTTTCGATATGAGCTGGCACTTGTTTGAATACCATCAAACCTTTACCATTCCAACCACTTCTACGAACAGCCCCACCTTGTTTTAACACTTCGACAGCATCACCGAAGCCCATTACGGATGAATCATCGGCTTTACCGTATGTTTTCTCAAAAATGTCCGGCTTGCAAGGATAAAACTCCCCGTTTACTCCCTTGATGATGTAATCTCCATAGTTTGCAAGCATTTTGCCTTCAAGCGTTTCGATGTACACACCAAGATAAGGCTCATTGGTGTTGCCATTCTCGTCTATACCGAAATCGGGATTGTGTTTCGGTACGGGAGTTCCGCCCATAAAATCACATACAACATCGAAGTTATCTACTTTAAGTTGGATAGCTTCTATTACTACTGGTTTCTTTTTATATTTCATTTTTCAAATCGTTTTTTACATCGTTCTAATGTTCTTAACGCTGCACTTCCTGCAACTTCAAAGCCTTTGGATTCCACGAATGAAGCATAATCAGCTTCGTTTTTCAGAGTCAAGCCATCTTCGTCAACCTCATAATCATTCGATTCTCTCAAATGTTTTGTGTGGTCTTGATAGTTTCCAGTAGCTTTTGCATCTTCAACAAATACCTCTCCCTCTTCTTTCATGCCAGCAACAACTTCGCCTGTACCATCCTGAAGGAAATCTTCAACATCTGAGAAATCAGCCTCACATCTTACATCCATAATTCCGAGTAGTTAAAGTAGTTTGTACTCTTCACTGTATAAACCTCGCCTTGACCTCGCACGTTCTCACCATCCATACAGCGGACTTCATCACCTGCCTTAACAGTGATTCTCTTCTCGCACACCACATGATAATTCGGACGATACACAGAGCCGTTTTCTGACTTAAACTCTTTGGTAGTGTTATCATCACAACGGCACTTGCATACATCCTGCCAACTCTCACCACCGGTTCCGGGAATGGGCCTGCCGAACTCGTCCTTATCCATCGGAGTGATAACCTTTACTTGCAATATGTGTGGAGCGAATATCATAAGAAGGTGCATTTAGGTTTGTTACTCAGTTCGTCTTTCAGCCCGTACTGTTTGCACAGGAATGAATAGTAATCCTTAACTCCCTGAAGGTTCCAGGACATAGAAAAACCGCTTTCACCGATTGAAGTGGCACGAAGTAAAAGAGAGGGGATGAACTTCGCAATCGCCACCGACACCCGCGTTTGGCAATCCTCGTTCATCTCATCCTCTCCGCTTATCTTCGAGTTCAGACACATATCCAAAAGGTCAGCCTCCGACACCTGAATGCCGAATGTCTGAAACTTCTGTTGTATGTAGTCGTTTACCGTCATCTTAGTATGGTGTAATCAATCTACTATATGCAGTGTAACTATAATGCGTACAATACTTCGATTTATATACGTATCGGAACGGACATTTAGGAACAGTAACCAGCTTGCTTTGAATAGCCGGACTTTCAGCAATAACAAATACAGGTTGCGGGGCTGTTAACACCAAGTAATCCATAGGAACGATTTTAACGACCTCGTTCTGAATCATCGGCAGACCAACATCAACCATCACGACATCTGATTTTGGCAAAATAGGTTCGCTAAAACTTGATGCCTGTACGCCCAACGAAACTAAGGACATCATCAAAAAGCCACACATGGCAAAAATAAAATTCTTCATCTCTTTACTTATTTATAAAATTAAACAATGGAAGGGTAGAGATACTACCCTATCCCTTTTATTCGATACCTAATGCTTCTTTCAAAGCAGAAGTCTTTTCTTCATCCAGTTCGCCTGCTTTAGAAAGAAGTGTTCCCTCTCTCATATTTGCAGTTACAGAAACACCGATAGACTTCAATGCTTCTACAACGTCTTTCTTTTCAAACTCCTGCTCGAAGAGAACAATCCCCTTAGAGGCTTTCTTCTCTTCAATAACTTCGGCAAGTTTGCGATCCGAAAGATCTTTCACACGGGCTTCGTCTTCAAAATCGAGGATTGTACCCGGATTATACACTTCGCCAGTAAACTTGTCGCAGAAAATATCAATCACTTTAATCTTCATAGAATCCTCCTTATCCCTCCGGGATAGCGTTCATGGTTGATAAATCGAAATTCACAATCTTATTCGGAGAAGTAAACTCAGGAATCCACTCAGCAGTGTACTCCATGTATCGACCTTCTTCGTCACGATAGTTGCATACCGACATTTGACCTTCAGCGGTATTATAAGAACGTCCCGGAACCGGATCGGTCATTACATACGGCTTATGGTGGCGCATCTTCATCACCTTATCAGTCTGCAACAGGGTAATACGGTTATCAGCATAAATCTGCACGTTCTCGCCCGCCTGATTCTCTACATAGTCCTCCTTGATCTCGATAGCAGGAAGCCCGATGCCGGTAAATACACTGGAGGCCATCTGGTCAGTCACCAATCCTGCATTAACCATGAACTCACGCTCGCCAAGAATCATCTTGAATTTATCCCCGAACTCGGAAGCACCTACAATGTTCTTCATGAATGTGCCACGAGACATAATCATCTTGGAGAACACACCGTATTTAGCTTTCAGTTTTTGAATCTCCTGCTGTAAGTAAGAGATAAACTTATCCTTTACTGCAGCTTCTGGAGTAAGGAAGTGGAACGGCAACTCGATATCAAGCAACTCGATATTTTCTTTGTTGTCAGCCAAGTGAACCTGTGCTTTACCAGTCATCAATAATCCAGGAACAACGATATCCATACGCTTGTGTGGAGCAAGTAAAATCTGACGATAATCATCAACAATAAAGTCGATAATCTCCTGTAAGATTGTACTTTGTTCTGCAGTATTGGCAGCATTGAACTTATCAATGATATCCTGCAACTGCGACAAACGTTCGATATCCATTTGATAACGGTCGCCCAAGTAAGCGATTTCAGTATAACCGCTTCCGAGTGAACGCCTTTCCCTTAACGGTTTCTGATCGTTCTTGCCAATAATAGAACCAGCAACAACACCCGTTACTGTTCCAAGATAAGTCTTAAAAACACGGGTTTTAGTTTCCAAGAAATCTCCGTATTGCTTCCAATAGATTGTGTCCAATCTCATCTGAAGCACACGGTCGATAATCGCCTTAACGATTGCGGGGTCTGTGAATAAAGTTTGTATGGTCAAATTCATATCTAAACTTTTAATGATTAATACTCAAACTGGAAACGGCTTGTCAATCCCACCTTATCCAATTCATGGATCGGAAGAACTAACTTTCTTTCCTTTACCTCATAGGCTTGCATCAGGAGAGTACAAAGAACCGCTCCATCGTTCTCAACTTTCTTCGCATCATAAAGAACGAAGTTCGCTGTATTCTTCTTCACTGTGCCTGCTACTGCAGTCGCTTCAAATAAAACTGCATCCTTAGCAATATTTTCACCGAAAGCCGCTTCAATAGTCAGGACATCATAGCCCTTGTTAGTCTTGTCGATAGCGACTACTTTCGCTCCTTTTTTACCACTTCCAATAAACATGCCGACATAAGCCAGCGATTCCTTTGCAATTTTGATTGATAAAGCATCAGCTCCGGTCGTGTAGGCTTCTACAACCTTCACGTTGCGAACCGGAATCAATGTACGTTTTACCGAATCAGCCTGAACCGGGGTGAATACGGGTAAGAAAGAACCAACAACCAAATTGGCTATGTCCAACTTCCAAGGACCGCTCTTTCTCACACCTGTCTCAACACGGTAAAACTCTTCCGGTTTATAATCCGGTTTCAAGTCATAATGTGTACCTGCTGCCATTTAATTTACTTTTTAGATTCAACAATCGTTTTTGTACCTTCCGAAATCATACCAGCGATAGATTCGTTTTCTTTCTCAATCTTCGTCTCCGCTGATTCGGGAGGGTTCACACCGCTAAAGCCTATATTAGCGAGTTCCTGCTTTGCGTCCTTGAAAAAAGTATCTAAGTCCGCATCATCGGGAATCGCATAACGCTTTGCGAATGTTTCGGGAATACCATACTCCTTTGCCTTTGCCATAATCTGCTCCTGTCGGGTAGCCTGTA